TAAGTTTCTTAGGAATTCATGATAAATTTGATTTCAGAGAGAGTATTGAAAATGAATCATAACGGATATTTTGCAGTTAAATTAGATGAATCTTGGCAAGATGTTGTCAAGAAAAATGCAACAATGGAAGTTGTTCGAGGTGACCATATAACACTTGCATACAAACCTGAAGAATGGGTTTTTGACAGACTTATAAAATTAGTCGGCAAAAGAGTTAATGCATACATTAGTGAGTTAAGAAGAAATGAAAACATTGAAGCATTTTGGGTGACTGATATGTTTTATGATTCTTTCAGTCTATCATTATCAGAAAAAAGATTAACAAGAATTGATGAAGGTGCAGCTCACATAACGATTTCACATAAGAAAGGTTTAAAACCTAAAGAAGCAAATACCATGTTTACAAATCCTACTCACAAAGAAGAAAGAATAGGATATGTAGAAGGTGTAATTGAGTGGATAGACTTTTAACTAAAGGAGACAATATGACAATACGAAAGAAACAACAATCAGATAAAATGATAATCGACCTAACAGGTCAAGATGGTAATGCATTTTGCTTGATAGGACTAGCAAACGATTTATGTAAAAAATTAAATCGTATGGGTGCCGATTATAATTTTGAAGATATCTATAATGATATGACACGAACAGATTATGAAAATTTAGTCCGTGTATTTGATGATAATTTCGGACATTTAGTAATATTAGAAAGATGATTATAATACAAATACTATTTTTTATATTTGTGGTGTATTGTGTATTTCATTTAAATAAGATACACGATTACATTTGTGATAAATTAAGTAAATTAGATGAATTAATATTTAGGAGATAACTATGATAACAAGAGAAGAAATAAGAACAGGTTTTGCAACCTTAGAAACTAACGAACAAAAAGCAGAGTTCTGCCGACAACACATGGAACAAGAACAAGAGTTACCAGAGTTGTATGAGAATCTAATAGATTCAGAAGGTAGGAAACTATTTAACTTTAAAGGATTATATGAGACATGGTCATCTGATTCACCTAGAGATTATATCACAATGAAATATTATGGTATGACTATGAGAGAATATACCATGAAGAAGATTACTAAAACAAGTAAAGATAAATCAACAGAAGAAATGATTGAAGATGTAACTGTAGAAGTTCCTAATGTTAAGGAAGATGATGTATCTAGAATCATAGGAGAAATGGAGGAATAGATGTATTTAGGCACTAAAACAAATGATGATGATATGAAATATAATGAAGCTGAAATCTTAAAAAAGATTGGTGAATATATTGAAAGTACATATACAGAACATTATAGCACAGATAAGGCTGGTTTTCAAGTTCAAGATATGTTAAGACATTTAAATATTGATAAAGATTTCTGCCAGGCAAATGCAATCAAATATTTGTGTAGATATGGTAAGAAAAACGGTAAAAACCAGATGGATTTGTATAAGGCAGTACATTATATTGTACTATTATTAGATAGTGAAAATAATGAAAATAAAGCTTGACATATGCTTTGAAATGTCCTATAATAATGAGAATTACTATAAATGTAATAGTCATGCAGACTTAAAATGCACAATTAACAACCATGGAGATATATAATGGCAAGAAGAGCGCTAAGCAAAACACAAAAAGTACTAAATTTATTCGCTAAAGGAGAACCAGTTTCTTGGTCTACTTTAAGAAATAGATTTGACTTGACATCACCAAGAGCAATGGTCGATACTCTTAGAAGTAAAGGTCACATGATTTTTATTAATGAGACAAGTCGTGGTACAACCTACCGTATGGGTAAACCAACAAAAGCAATTTTAGCTGCTGGTGTATCAGAAGTATTACTATCTGATAACGCTGATAGAACAATTGTGGCTGCTGGTATCAAAGCACTTTATGGTACGAAGTACGCTTACACTTCTTAATGTGAGAGTGGTGCCCTTTCGAGGGCACCTTAACTTTAATTAACTTGGAGGCAATTGTAATGTATCATAAAATTTCATCAATGTGTGATAAGATTCGAGTAATTTATGATAAATCAGAACAATTAAGAATAATGAAGTACGGTCATCCTGATGACCCTACACATAAAAAATCAGATACAGATGATATTGATTTTTTAATAAAAGACATACAAACTTTATGTAGAGAGATAGCAAATGATAAAGGAAAATATAATAAGTATCCAGCAAAAAAGAATGCTTAAAACATTCGCTATCGTTTTGATTGGGTTGTCCTTACAAGGATGTTTGGCAACCAGGTCACATATCGGCGCCGGTCTAGGTGCCACAACATCAACAGTCGCCTGTGTATCTATGGGTATTGATAATCCTTATGTAGTTGCAACATGCACACTTGCAGGTGCATTAGCAGGTGCCGAAATGATGTACGAATCAGACTATGATGTTCACTATGGTACTTTTGTAGACCATATGAATGTTGCAACAACAGGTTCATCATATACTAATTGGTATAACAAAAGAACAGGTAATAGTGGTATAATACATACAACAAGTTTATATCGTGAAGGCCCTTTTAAATGTGCCGATTATAATGTAACAGTTGATATAACAAATCCTTGGCCTGTTATAGGCATGGGTAATGTAGACAGGAGAGTTGAACATGGTAGTGCATGTCAATTACCAGATGGACGCTGGGTAGAGAAACCATACAAAAATCCTTATACAGGTAAATGGGAGGTAGAGAATGACAGTTAAAACATTATTTAAGTTAGTAGTATTAATACCTATCGTAATAATAATATCTTATGTATTACTAAAAGGTATGGAGTATATTATATTATGAGAGACAATTTTGAATTAGTTATAATTGCAATATTATTATTTGTAGTACTTATGGGATATACATGTTCTAAAGCATATGCAGGTGAAGAATATCATGCAAAGATAAAACCAATAAAACAACAATATTGTTTTACAAAGATTATAATAACAACAAAAGGTGATACCGTAACCAAAGAAGAAAAATTAATCTGTGCAGACGGCAGAAAAAATTTTGATGAACCAGGTTATTGGGAATTGTTTTCAGAATTTTATTATAGAGATACAAATGCCCCTAGGTATTGTAGACAATATGATAGACCGAATCATGCTTTTAAAACGCCAGGAAAAGTATGTTTAGATAAAAATGGCGATTGGGAGGTCCAATGATAAAAAATGTGATAATATTTACTCTTGGATTTATACTAGTTAGTATGACAGATTTGACCATTGAAGAAGTGGTTATACATCTTAGTAGTAGCATAAATAGTATTATTGACAGAGTGATAGGAGTAATATAATGAAAAATATAATGATAGTTGTATTAGCACTTTCTTTAGGTGCATGTACAACAGGCAATAATCCAATCTACTCATTAAAGAGTGAGACTGGAGAATTTGTAACACAAGTTCCTGGATGGTTTATGCAAGACTATTCCAATATGGAAGTTTGTAATACAGATGATACTCATGAAGGTATGTGTATATTTGGGGCAGGTACATCCGTATCGCCTGATTTAAACCTTGCGATTGAGAAGGCAAAGATGATTGCAAAATCTGAAATTGCTGATATGATAAAAGGTACAATGAACAAACAAAGTAAACAGTTCATTACTGAAGTAGGTAAAACTGCTAGTAAGTCTGTAGTTACTGAAGTTGAAAGTGCCATTGTCAATTCTATCGAGAACACTCCAGTTCGTGGGTACGAAGTCTTTAGACAAGATGTAACTATAACAGCAGATGGCAATTATCGTGCATATGTAGGTCTAAGACTACCTATGGGTAAACTTAACAAGATGTATGAGTACACCATAGACCAGGCCGTGGATGCTTATCAATCAAAAGATAAGTCTCAACACGATACTATATGGGATGAATTAATTTCATCAAGTGAGGAAGTAGTAGAAGATGAAGGTAACAATATACAGTAAAGAAAAGTGTACCTATTGTTCTAAGGCCAAGGCTATGTTGAATAGTCTTGGCATAGAATATACTGAAAAGAAATTAGAAGAATTTAAGACAGTAGATGATATGTTTAAAGACATAGGCAAACAAGTTAGAACAATGCCACAGATAAAAATAGATAATGAATTAATAGGCGGATATCATCAGTTAGTAGAACACTTAGATGATAAAGGTCTAGTTAATTATAAAGGAGAAAAAGTTGAGCAAAGATAAAGACAACATAATACAGTTTCCTGATTTAAAAAATAGAAAGACTAAAATATCTAATGAAGATATTGATAGATTGACAGAAGAAGTAAACTATCAAAAACAAGAAGTTGAAATGATTGAACATACAATTGATGAAATTGCAATTGCAGTCATTAGACAATTAGTTGATATAGGTGTAGATATAAACAAGAAACATTTCTATGGTGATTTAGCATTACTTACAGAAATTGCAAGAGGTATGATTTTTAGAGATTTCGGTAGAGAACATCTTGCACAAGCACTTATTGATAAAATAGTAACAATTCAAAATAATGAGAAAGGTGAAGTTGCACCTACAATTAATTACGGTAAAGTATTAGAGGCAAAAGATTTACCAGGTCAAAAATTAGACTTTGGTCAACCAGAAGAAGAAACTCAAATTCATTTTGAACCTGATTTTGAAATACCTTTACCACCTGAGGATGATGATAAATGATTTTAGTTGATTTAAACCAAGTTCTCATATCTAATTATATGGCACAGACAAGAGGTCAGAAACCGCCTAACATAGATATGTTTAGACATATGGTCTTAAATAGTATTAGAGGTTATAATCTAAAGTTCAAAGAAGAATACGGCAAACAAATATTATGTGCTGATTCGGCAAACCCTTGGCGTAGAGATTACTTTCCTAATTACAAGTATCAAAGAAAACAAGTTAGATTAGAGACACAAGAGACTTCGGATAAATGGGATGACCTTTTTGATATAATCACAGTTGTTAAACATGAGATTGCAGAAAACTTTCCTTACATGGTTTTATCGGTAGATAATTCTGAAGCTGATGATATTATTGCGATACTATGTAGAGAAGCACATAACAATAAAGAAAAAGTTATGATTGTATCAGGTGATAAAGATTTTATACAGTTACATAAGTATGATGAGGTAAATCAATATAGTCCGATACAGAAAAAATTTGTAAAAGATGACGACCCTAAAAAATATTTACATGAACAGATTATAAAAGGTGACCGTTCCGATGGTATACCTAATATTTTATCTGATGATAATGTATTTGTAACAGGTGAAAAACAACAACCTATACATAAGAAAAGATTACAAGAGTGGGCAGAATTAGACAACATACCACTAGGCAGTATAACAAGATTAAATTATCAACGAAATAAGAAGTTGATTGATTTAGAGGAGATTCCTGTAGCGATACAAGAGGATATTATAAATACTTACAGGTCATATCAAATACCAGATAGTTCTAAACTATTACAATATTTTATAGACCATAAGTTGAAAAATTTAATGACTAATATAAATGACTTTTAACATGAGGTAATATTATGGCAGAAAGAAACCCAAATCTGATGTCACCTGAGGCTATGACAAGTATGGCTGCTGGTGGTACAGGCAAACCGTTGTTTAGTGAAGTATTTACTAAAGTAAACAATGCAAAAGTAAAATCAAAAAAGATAGAAATATTAAAAGAAAATGATACACCAGGTTTAAGAAGAATCTTAAAAGGTGCATTTGACCCTAAACTAAAATGGGATTTACCAGAAGGCAAACCACCTTACATGGAGAATGACGCCCCAGCTGGTACAGAACATACAGTATTAGAAAGTGAATCTAATAAGTTATGGCATTTTATTGTAGGTGGTGATAATACATTATCTAAAACAAGAAAAGAAACTTTATTCATTCAAGTACTAGAAGGTCTTCACAAAGATGAGGCAGAGTTATTGTGTAATGTAAAAGATAAAAAATTACATAATGTCTATAAAGGATTAACCGCTTCAGCAGTAAAAGACGCTTTTGGTTGGAATGATGATTATGTTAAACCCGAGTAAAAAAGTGCTTGACATTGAATTGAAAGTCCTGTATAATGGACTACATTATTATGAATATAAAAGAAATAGTACAAACACCATATACAACAAGTCCTAGGTTTACGCCTATAGATTCTGTAGAGTTCAAAGACTATCTTCAAGAGGCATTTGAAGAAAGACTTATCGAGTATAATACCCTAATGGGTGATATGTCTTTTGAATCAAGTCTTGCAGAAGAAAAGAAGTTAGTTAAAAAAACTTCTGAGGCAATGAACATAGAACCTTTTAATGATATTATAGAAATGGGTCTAGAAATACCTGATGATGTTATCATCATGTATAAAGGTAAAGTTGAGGCAGCTTTTGTTGCAATGGCAAGTAATTGGAATCCTAGGTCAGTACAAGGTAAGACACTAGCAGAAGTTCATGAACCTGTTGCTGACAATGAAATGTTAGTAAGGGCAAGTGATGGTATATGGCGTTCTATGACAAGTGGCAAATCATTTCACAGACATGTATGGGGCATATCACCTTTAAAAAGTTTAAGTAATCACCCTAGACATTGGCCTGAAACTTTTGAAGTTAAATCATTAGATGATTTATATTTCAGAATAGAACATGAAAGAACATTAACAGTAGATGAAGATACGGCAGCTTTCTTTATAGATGTAGAAGTTATGCCATTATCTACAGTATTTCATCTTAAAAATGAATACAGAGATATAATAAAAGATTCTATTAATAGTATGTCAGAAAATATTCTTGCATATAAAAATTTAGAACATGTAAAGGAGTTAATTAATGTTCATGACTGATATATTAAAAATAATTGATGAATTAGTTTTAATAAAAGCAAGTTTAGAATTATTACCTACAGATAATGCCAGATTAAAGGCAGATTTACAGGACTATATTGATACTCTACTTGCTGAGTATAATGCCATGGCAGAAGATTACGAAGAAGATATGAAAAATAGGAGTATACATTAATGAGAAATTTAATTATGATATTATTACTGTTAGGGTCTTATCCTACTTATGCTGAGACAACAATAGTAAGATTTTTTGTGAACGGAGAAGCACATACACCTGTTGTTTCTATAACTGAAACACCACATTCTGTAAAAGTTAGTATAAAAAATAACGAGACAGGTGAAGTGATTGAAGGTGAAGTAACAACAGAAACAGGTGGAGAACAAACAGAAGAGGAACCAGATTGTGAGTAATGAAGGACCAAATGGGTGGCCAAAACCTAACTTATTAAAATCTACACTAGAGATAATTTTTGCTACGGTTTTTATACCTATAGTTGTTGTCGCAATAACAACATTTACAACAAACGATTTTGCACTATTTAACTTAATGGAACCCTTTATATTGGAGTGGTGGAATGATAGATAAACTTGTATTAATTTTTGGTGGTATAACTACTATACTTTACATTTCACTTTATTGCACATTAATATATTGGATTGCTTATAATCTTTTATAAAGGAGTATATTTTAATGCATAACATATATGATGATTGGTTATTTTTATTTTTAAGAGATTGGTTACCTACAATGACACTTATAATATTTGTAATTGGCCTTGTAGTCATAAAATTATCAGGAGAGTTTGATGAGTAAGATTAAAAAGATACCATATAAATTTGTTCATGTATATTGGATTGATATAACATCTGATTCATCATGGCGAAGTGTAGAAGATGTTAAAGAAGAAAACTTACCTAGATGTTTAAGTACAGGTTTCTTAATTAGCGATGAGGAAGAAGTCATTAGATTAGTTAGTGATTTTAATTTTAAAGAGGATGGTAGTATTGATGAATGTGGTAATTCTACAATAATACCTAAATGTGTAGTTCAAGAAGTTAAGGAGATGACATGAGCAAAGAGATAGACCAATATCTTAAAAAACAATTATTAGAAACACCCAAGTATCTTAAAAAATATTTAAAAGATAGTAATGAAGCAACACCTGGCATAACATACTATACTGGTAATTGGGGCCAAGATTTAGAAGACAATTTAACAGAGACACAAAGAAAAAAATTGAGAAAACAAATGGATAAGTTATCTGATAGTCTAGTATTTATATCTAGAAAGTTACCTGATAATGTGGGTGGTTATCATTATGTCGCATACATCAAATAAACCTCAAAAAATACATTTTGGGCAAGTAGCATATAAGTTTGAAGTATCACAAGGTCTTGTTGATAGGATAAATGCAAAGTGTGAAACCCTAGATGATAAAACTACAGCACAAAATTATTTAGTTGGCAAGATTAAAAATGAATATCACTTTTTGCCGTACATTTCAGAAGTAGACACAGATGAGGAAATTAAAAATAGTATATATTATACAGTTGATGATTGTCCACAAGATAACTGTTATGAAATTGAAGAAGTTGATATGAATAGTGCATGGGTAAATGACCAATATGAAAATGAATATCAAGGAGTTCACACACATAGTGGTAAAGAAGATTTAGGATTTTCTTCTATATTGTATTTAAAAGTTCCAGATTTTGGTAAAGAAATAACAGACACAGGTGACCCTTTAAATGGTAGAACAGAATTGATAGGAAATTGTGGCGGTATTTGGAATAGTCCTACACATTTAATAAAACCCAAGGTAGGTGATTTTTATATTTTTCCTTATGACATGCAACATGTAGTTTATCCTTTCACTGGTGATGGCATGAGAAGAAGTCTAGTTTGTAATTTTGATATTAAAAGATATAAAAAATATAGTATGAAAAAAGGCAAAAGATATGAGTACAATAAATAAAATAATAAACATATTTTATCAAATACTTGCAGGTGCCTTTTACACACTTGTAATATATTATATAGGAACATTTAATCCTAATCACTATGTAATGAGAGACTTTCCAGACCCTAGTTTTCAATACACAAATCAAGAACAATATGTAGATAGTCTACATCAATGTATAGACAAGATAGAATCAACAATAACAGAAAATAATTATATACCTAGAAATATGATAATCGCACAGTCAGTTTTAGAAACAGGCTGGGGTGAATCAGATTTAGCAAAAGATTCAAACAATCTATTCGGTATAAAAGCATTTTCAAACAAAGTACCTCATAGACATGCAAAAGAAAACACGGATGTCATGTATAGAGTATTTTTAAATAAATGTGATTCGGTAAAAGAATATTACCGTTTATTAAATACACATGAGGCATATTACAAGTTTAGAAAGTATAGAAGTTATGCTTTAATGAATGATAAAGAAGTTAGTCCTATAGTTGCAGTAAAGACTATGGACAGATATAGTGAGACACCAGATTACGCTGAGAGAGTTATAAGGATAATAAAAGACTTAGAAAACTTATAAATAGTTAGATGTTTTTAACTTATCTAACATTGATATCAGGTATATCTCTATCTATTATAGCCGCAGGTTATAGTATTATAGGGTTGGCAGCTTTATTTGCAGGTGCCACTTCAGCGATTATCGCTATGGGTGGGGCATTAGAAGTTGCAAAACTTGTTATGGCAAGTTGGTTGTATAATAATTGGAACAATGTATTGTTACCAAAGTCAATCAAGTATTACTTAACAAGTGCTGTTGTTATTTTAATTTTTATAACTTCAGTAGGTATATTTGGGTTTTTATCAAAGGCACATTTAGACCAAGTTGTACCTGAAAGTAATAATAAATTACAGATACAGATTTTAGATGAACAGATAGAACAAAGACAGAAGACAATTAATCGTTCACAATTGCAATTAGAAAAGATGGATGAATTAATTATTAATCAGTCAGAAGAAACTAGTTTCTTTTCTAGTAGTTCACAAAGGGCAATTGCAGAAAGAAATAATCAGAAAGAAGAAAGATTATTACTAGAAAAAACTATTGATGAAAGTTTAAATAAGATAAATGAGTTATCAGATAAAAAGGCAGGTATAAGAACAGAACAATTAAAACTAGAGGCTGATTTAGGACCTATCAAATATGTAGCAGAGTTTATATATGGTGATGAGGCAGTAAATCATTTTGACAAGGCAGTACGAATAATTATTATAATATTAATATTTGTATTTGACCCTGTTGCAGTTCTCATGTTGATATCAGCAAACATATCATTACGAGAGAGAAGAATGAGACTAGAACCTGAAATTGTAGAAGGAGACGCTAACGAGACAGTTGC